GCGGCTTCTTGCGCGACAATATTAAATGCACCAGTACCGCGATGTTTTATCTCTGATGTAGCATTAGCGCCTGTATTATTGCGGATAAACCGTACACCATAATCGGTGTAAGTCGTATCACCAACAATATCAATAAACGCATTGCGGTTACCAGTTGCACCAGCGCCGATTTCTATTGTCGCGTCTGTTGCATCATCTGCGCCTACTCTTGCAACGCCTGCTACATGCAACGTTGCGTTGGGGTTTGCCGTCTTTATCCCAACAGCTTGCGTAGATGTACAAGCAATTGCATATTGACCGCCAGTTACAATTGCTAAGGCGTCAGTACCAGAACGAAATACACCAGTATTAAGGTCGTTTGTAAATGTTAAGCTCGGTGTTGCTTGTAAACCATCTTCTACTGCAACAATACTAAAATCACCGTCCAACTGTCTTAATGTAATCCATGCGCTATTTGTGCTGTTGCGTATTTTTAACAGGTTATTTCCTGTGTCTGCCCATAACTGATAGGCGTACATTGTCCCCGGTTCGCTTGCGTTGCTGTTTAGCGATACAATTGCGCTTAATGCTGAGTTTATGTCTGCTCTGACTGCCGCGCCGGTGCCATTGGCAACGATATAATCGTGTGTAGGCATGTCGTTTAGTGGTTTGTGGTTTAATTCTAGCCTAGTTTACCGTAGCCATTAGCACTCCAATTAAAATTACGGCTTACGATCGTATTGGATGAATTTCTAAAAGTTACCGTAAAGCCAGTGCCGCTAACACTACTGACCGCAAAGAAATCACCGCTAGCCATATTTTGAGCTGTAATACCAATGCTCGGCAGGTAGTACTCACCTGCAAACAGAGGCGTACCAGTCCAGAACCTATTATCAAATGTAACCGTATAAGCAGCAGCGCCGCTAGTAATGGCGCCATTGCTTTGTTGCGTGGTAGCTATAAATACAGCATCATATCCAGCCTCTAAAACTTGAATGCTTTGATCTGTTGAATCAGTTGATAATTTTAGTTGGAATTGGAATGCACGCCCTCTAAAAATACCAGAATTAAATACTTTATAATTTGACCATGTTGGTGATGCGTTAGGGTTATCATTAGTTGATCTAAACAGCATTTGCGCATTTGATTTGTCTGCATTCAACGCATCCCAATCTGACCATAAATCAACTAACGTAAGCCTGCTGTCTATAGCATCAAGCGGATAATAACCTTTAGTTTTTAAATGACGTCTTAAATTAATTGCATAAGTAGCGCCTAGGTCTAAAATAGTTGGCAATTGATAAGTGCCGGAGCTTTGCACTGTACCGTTTATTATGTCAAATGTAGGCATTGCATCAACACTAGGTTCTGGATCAAACAGATTTACGCCATCTAGCACTACTGCATTAAATTCATTGCTATAAAAAGTATTCGTAAACGTACCTTGAAATGGTGGCGTTTCTAAATTTTCACGTTGCTCTTTTATTGTTATACCGCTTAAGCCGTCTGGCAAGTCAACTATTACACTTGTTTCGTTTATGCTTTTACGTCCGCCATCATCAACAAACTTCACAAATATTTCGCCTTCTATTAACGGGATAATTGCTTCAGTTGATGACCCAGATTTTGATTCAATTAAATCAACGCTATCAAACCATGACGCATTGCCACTAGCATCGTTGCTATGTCTGATATAAATCTGACCTCCGACCCTAACATCAATATCAACTGATTGATCCCAACGTAATCTTGCTGTATTATTGCTTATCGGCTCTATAGTTAAATTTTGCACATCGCCAGGCGGTGCTGTTTTACCAATAGCAGTAAAACTAAGTATTGATGGCTCTGATGGTATTTTCAATGGGTTTAAGCTAAACAGTTTGATTTCATATAACCCTTCGGAAGAATCGAATATTTCATAATTCGGCCCAAACGCTTCTGCTGTATTCCAGTTGCCATTATTTACTCTATATTGAACTAAGTATTCATTCACACCAGTTACAGGTATCCATGTTAGCACTACCTTTACAGTTGCTCTATTTAATGATTCAAATATAATCTCACTTGCTTGCAGTCCTACTGGTGCAGGTGGTGTAAACGAAATCGCTGATGTATTTGGTTTTGTTAATGGCGTGCCGGATTCTACATTTGCATATTTACCTGGGTTGTGCATTAATGCTGTAACAGTATAAGAAACGGCATCGGCTTCAGTTACTGACAATACCCGCCATGTAGTCGCTTCTATGTCTGTATTTTGCAACATCCAAATGCTATTGATATTTGGTGCTGTAGTTAAATTACCGGCTAATGTTATAACTTTGCCTGATATAGACGCTATCGCTTTAGTTTCTACGCTGCCATTAGGGAGTACCACCGATAAAGTTGCACTATTGGCGCTTGTGAGATCTGTATCATCATCATCATCTACAGTAACGGTAGAAGTTGTTGCAACTTTAATTCTGCCTGCTCGTCTATAAATTGCTTTTAATGGATCAGCAATTTTAATTACTTGCCCAGGTCTTACAATTACACCTTCAGCAATGCTTGTAGTAAATGAAACCACATCAGTTTCATTTGTTTCGGTGAAAATAAGCCATCTACCCATGCGAGCAGCTTGGCCGCGACTGGTGCAAGCAAAAGCTTGAATTTGAGCAGGTTCCCATCCGTATTTATTAATGCCCGCAGTATCTTCTACTACTTCATAATTTATGCTTTGAGTTGTGAGGTCTAAATAACTTACAATAGCTGCGGTATGCCTATTAACTAAACTGCTACCGGCATAGCTAAAGCCTTCTTCTGTTACATTAGCCAATGTAAATAAGTAACTTGCATCTACTGGTGCATCTTGACTTATTACAAGCGCACCGGTAGACCAATATGGCATTACGCGCATTACGCTACAAAGATCACTAATTAGCTGGTAAGCACTTTCTTGGTTTTGAATTAAGGCATTACAGCTAAATCTTGGCTCTTGACCGCCTAACCCATCATCAACTAATGCTGAGGCGTATTTTGAAGCTGTATAAAATGAATACGAATCCAACTGGCTTGCAGTTATATGAGCGCCAAGCCCGTATCTAGTATTTGTAAGCAAATCATATAGTATCCAGGCTGGGTCAGATGTCCATACCTTTGTTGCTGCAAATGTACCATTAAATACATAAGGGCTAGGATAAATTATGCGTCCATTAGTTTGATCAACTGTTACACCAGTCGGGATTTTTACTTTTACACCACGGATTTTATATGATCGCGATGGTAATGAACTAAAGTTTTCCGCATCAAATCTAATTGTTGCTAAGGCACTATTAGGATATTTTAGTTTTTGATATGTTACCTTCTGTAAAAAAGCAAAATAAAACTCATTTATGATAGTTGATATATTAGTGCTATCTGGTGTAGTTCTGCTTATCCTAATATTAATTGGGAATCCTGAACTTGCATTAAAATCAATTCTATAATCTCGTTGGTATGGATCGGCTGTCCTGCCTGAAATACTATCAACAACAACATCGGTGTAGTTTTGGCTTGGATATTGAATTTGTATCTTAAAACCAAAACTAGAACCTAAAATATCGCCTTGGGTTGTAAATTCTTCAAGCCTTGGCACTGTAATCGTAATAATTACACCATCAGCAGGTGATTGAATTGTTTGCGTAATAGGAGAGCCAAACTCAACTTTTTGATTTACTTGTACTGGTGTTGAGATCTCGCCATACCCAGGGAAATAACTTTGCGATTGTGTGCCATATCGAAAATCTGCTTTAACATTTTTAAAGTTAAAGTCGGTGTCTTGCAGTGATGCAATATTAGCATTTGCATTTAATATTGAAACATTATTAAGATAAATATCTTTTAATGCTGCATTGTTGTAATCAACGGTACCTTTAGTCAATCCTGCTGCTGATGGAAAGCCTTCGATTTCGCCTTCACTAAGCAGATCAATAAATGTGGCGTATTGAGTGCTAGATAATGTGTCATCCGTTCTGATCGGCACCCTAGGTATAGCTTCTCTTTGCTGGATATAATTGAGGTATGTAGCTTGGTCTTTTGGTTTTAATGTATAGGCATAGTAAACCTCTTCTGGTGAAATAGGCATCAGGTTACCTCTAAAGTATTAAAGTTAGCAGAAATTACAACTGATCCAACTATAGTTTCACCATATACTATCGGCACTGCTGATCCTACCTTTGATGTGTTTTGTATACCGCTAAAAGAATATGATTTTTGCGGATCTAATTGTGTTTCTTTTGTTGATGTTGGCGTGTAATAACTAGGCTGGCTAGGTGGTGCTATTTTTGGTACTGGTGCTAATAATTGCGCAACGCCACCTAATGCCAAACTAGCGCCAAGGCCACCAATCGCAGATGCAACACCAGCACCAAAGAACCCAGAGCCGCCGCCAATACCTAAAAAGCCGCCAACCGCAGGGCCAAGGAATATAGCGCCAGCAATTAATGCAACACCAGCAAGGATCTGTAAGAATCCTCCTTTTTTACCGCCTGCACCTGCTACAACTGGAATAATCCTAATTGTTTGCTGTCCTGCCGGATGCTGCAATTCATCTTTATTAATTGCGTAGGTGCCAATCAACACTCGATAGTCGTAACCCATCATATGCTGATCTAAACCAGGGAAATTAGCTAATAGGAATCGAACGGCTTCAGCGGCATTAGACGCAACCGCAGTAAATTCACGATGCCCTACAAATTTAGCTAATTCCCCATATAGCCGAATTTTACGCATCATGGCTTTAGATCGTCATGCCTTAGTCTACGCGATGTAGACTGCTGTAACCACCTGCCATAGCTGTCGCAACGACTTAATTGATTTTTGAAATGATGCAAAATATTGCCATCAGCTAAAAATATCCCTACATGGTTAGGCTTATCATCATAAATATTAAACAGCAACGCATCACCGTCTTGCAATAACTCATCATCTCGCAACTCATGAAATCCTGCTAATTGCCAGCATCGATCAAATATAGGATTATTTGCAAAATCTTCTTCCGGTGGTCTATCCCAATCTGGTAATATCAACCCTTTAGATTTGTAATAGTCATGAACTAACGTCCAGCAATCTGATTCAACCCATTGCCAGTTGCGTCCAATCAAGGGAAGCATGATCGCCATTCATTTTTATCTGTGCTTAGTATATACCACGGCAACTTACTGCGCTTACATGATTCAATATCCATATCGCTAGGTTCTGGTGGATTGTTGGCGTGGCTGTGGATCACTGCAACAATAACTCCGGCATCTTCTGCTTCCGCCCAGTCTGCTGGATGTATTGCAAAACAATCATCTGTTTCTGCAATGTTTCGGCATTCCCAATATACTTCAACGCCATCCCAATTTACCACTAAACCGCATGATTCCTTTGGTGCTGCGGCCTTAGCATGGTTTAATGCTGCATCACGCCAACTCATCCGGCAGTAACGCCAATGCCTGGGAATGATCCAAATGGCAGCTCATTATCTTTACCAAATCTAATAGCGCAACTGTTCAATCTTTTGCCGCATACATCAAAATTAGTATTTTGCACAATCTCATCGTTTACATCAAAGAAATTACTGCCTGCATATGAGCATTCAGGTGACTTGTATTTCCATTGGCAAATAGTAGAAAGGCATTGGCGTTTTGGTGCTTTAATACCAGCAAGATCAAACGCAGCAGCTAATTCCCATTCAACTAGATTTAAATTTTCTGTTACTTTACGATCCAAGAAATAAATCTCTTGCGGAAACTCTGCTGTAGGATCTGGTGTGCCATATGGGTTTACATTACCTGTAAAATTCACCGCATCAATATAACGCGCTAATGTGCGAATACGAATAAATTTTGCGCCAATCAAATCATTGCCTGTATTGAAATCATTCACGATTAAAAGAATAGCAGTAACATAACTCAGTGCATTTGATACCTGTAGTCTTGGCCTTGGTAACTGCCCGCCACCATTAAATTCAAATCCTGTTGCCTCAACAGGGAATCTAGTGTATGAGTTTGAGTTCCATACTACATTGCCATTATTATTGTTATTTGTACCTGCATGGAATCTGTAGATTGTACTGGCACCATGTAATGTTGCATCAAGGTGCAATTCATATAATTCAATAATTGCACCAGGTGCCAAGCCTTGTAGTGCTGATACTGGTACGGTCATGGTTCAAATACTTGGCGGAATGTTGCTTGGATATTAGCCCGCCCAGTGTA